AAGCAGGGCATTGAGTTTATCAAGAGCAATCTTGATACGATCAATGACGCTAGAGCGATAGGCGAACAACTCTCCAACATCTTTCAGGGCCATCAGCAATTCAACAAGCAGCGATTCAATGGCGGCTTGAAGGATGTTGCTATTGAGATGATCGAATACAAACAGCAAGAAGAGATGCTGTATGAGTTGAAGATGATGCTAGACCTACGCTTCGGCAATGGCTTCTACGATCAGATCCAAGCTGAATACATCAAGAGACAGAGAGAGCAAAAAGAGCTAGACCGCCTTGCCAGAATTGCAAAACGCAAGAGGCTAGAGAAGATATTTTTAGGTGGATTACTGATTGCGGCCTTTGGAATTGTTGGTGTAATCTTGACTGTGATTACTTCTCAGTTGAGGGGTTAATGGCTGGAACAATCCATGAGGTGTCGGTCGGCAGGGCTGGTGAGCTACTAGCCTGTGGTATCATGGAAGCTATGGGCTATCGCACTGTACTCTGCCAGCAAAGAAACTTTGACGCTATCCTGATGCACGATGACATCCATCATTACAGGGTTGAGATTAAGACCTGCTCAAAAGAACATCTGGACAAAAGTGGCAAGACTAGCCGCTATTCTTTCACGACAGCGACAGGAACGCATCAGAAGATCAAGCTGGACACAGACAAGGTTGATCTGCTTGTTCTAGTGGCATTGGACATTAGAAGATGCTATTTTATACCCGTGTGCGATCACAGTGTGTTGCGAAAGCACATAAAGCGTGATGAGTTTTTGGATAATGATGAGGTACAGCAGATAGCTGATGCTCTTGAGCGAATAGAGGATTTCAAATGTGGCAAGCATTGATCGGCCCAGTAGCCAACATCGCTGGCACTTGGCTGGAAGGAAAACAGAAAAAGGCGGAAGCCAAGGCAAAGCTAGAGGTTGCTAAGGTCGAAGCTACAGTTAAGAAGGTAGAGCAGGACGGTGACTGGGAAGCCCAGGCTATGTCTGCATCTGATAATAGCTGGAAGGATGAGGCTTGGACGCTGTGCTTTATTGCGCTTATCTTGGCATCATTCGTGCCGCCATTACAGCCATATATGCAAGCTGGTTTCGACTTCCTGCGCACTGCTCCTGAGTGGCTACAGTGGGGCATCCTTGCAAGCATCGCCGCATCATTTGGTATCAAGTCAATCAGTCAGTTGAAGAAATGAAACTAAGTCGCAATTTCTCTCTCAATGAGCTAACCAAGAGCCAAACTGCTGTTCGCAATCAGATCGACAACACGCCGACTGATGAGCATATAGAAGCCCTGCAAGCTCTCTGTAAGGCAATTCTGCAGCCTGTGCGCGATCACTTTGACATACCGTTTACACCCTCTTCTGGCTATCGCTCTGCGGCCTTGTGTGAGGCTGTTGGCTCTAGCAAGAAAAGCCAACACGCCAGGGGCGAGGCGGCTGACTTTGAGGTGTCTGGGATTGACAACTATGATCTTGCTTGCTGGATTCGCGACAACCTGACATTCGATCAGCTTATCCTTGAGTATTACAAGTCTGGCGATCCGTCCTCTGGCTGGGTGCATTGTTCCTACAAGGACAGGGGTAGCAACCGCCATGAATGTCTTACCTTCAATGGCAAGGAATACAAAAAGGGTTTGATTCGATGAGCAACTACACCAAGCCTAAATTGCGTGAGCGTCTGAAGAACAAGATCATGGCTGGAAGCAAGGGCGGTAAGCCTGGGCAATGGTCTGCAAGGAAGGCCCAGCTACTAGCCAAAGAATATGAGGCTGCTGGTGGCGGCTACAAGACGGGCAAAACAAAGTCTCAAAAAAGCCTGTCTAAGTGGACAAAAGAAGAATGGGGAACCAAGTCTGGTAAGCCATCTGTGCAGGGCAAGGAAGCCACAGGTGAGCGTTATCTACCGAAACGCACCCGTGAGAAGCTATCTGCGGCTGAGTATCTAGCAACATCTGCCAAGAAACGGCGTGATATGAAGGCTGGCAAGCAATTCTCAAAGCAACCCAAAAAGATTGCAAAAAAAACCTCAAGAGCCAGAAAGAAGTCTTAATAGTCGGCGAATAGCATATCGAGCAAAGCACTAGGCTCGATTAGATCTATTTGTTCTGCCCAATAGCAAGGCTTACTAAAGCCAGCAGGAAGCCCATATCTTTCGTCTGAGTACATATCGCCTGACAGCATACCACCTGCCAGCCTGTAGGTTCCATGCTCTCCTATCATCATAACTATAAGGCTAACGGCATTGTTCTTGCTGACAGAGATTAGCTTGCCTGTCTGGTATTTCGTAACCTTCACATCAATGCAGTAGCCATTGAATATCAGATCGCCATTGTCCTCATTATTGGCTACAGAGCGCGGCGTTACATTGAATATGTCGTATGGGTAGGTGTTGATTAGCTTGCAGAAGGCTAACTCCGACATAACGCCTTCTGTGTCGATATACAGAGGATCTTCTTTGGAAGCTAATGCTGTATTGATAGGGGTAATAGCACGATTATTCTTTTGCCTGTGCTTGGCAATGAAGAGACAGAGCCTTTGCTCTATCTCTCCTAATTTGACAACATACTTATCAGTAGCCTCGACCAGCTCTCTCGTCCTCTAAAGACTGCAAGACCTGTGAGATAATACTGTGACTATCGCGTAGGTTCCGCATTAGCTTGCTGTCCTTGCTTAAACCAGAAACAGTCTCGTTAATCTGAGCCATCTTCTCAACCACTTTAGCCATAGCAATGCTGTTCTCTAATGCGGCCCTTTCGTATCTTTCATCCATCTCCATCTCCTTTATGCGTCAACAGTATCATCAACACCTACAAGTGTAAAGCGTGTTCTATTGTCTCCGTATCGCTGGATGCAAGTCTCAAGTGCCTTGATTGCGCGATCACGCTTTTTGTAGATGCAGCCCTCTGTTGGCTCTGCAAGCCACTTATAGTTACGCCCGTAGAAATACTCTGGCATCTCACCATCGCGTGTGCGTACAATGTAGTACCCCTTGTTCATATCAGCCCTCTCTCCTTAACGATCTTCGCTACCTGCTCGGCAAAAGACATAAGCTCGCTGTCTGACAGCAAAAAAGAGCGGTAGTTGTTTTCATTGTCTTTGAACACAAACTCGCAAGCCCAGCCTGACTCTGCTGGTGTGCGTAGTGAGAATAATCTATTTGTCTTTTCCATTTTCTCTCTCCACTATTGCTCGGAGCATCTCTGCTCGCAGGTTAATCCAATCCACTGAAAGCATCCTTGCCCCATCAGGATCATACAGCTTGCGGTTCTTAATGTGATTTTCAATCACTTCGCTGACGCGATCTAAGCCTTCAGTTGTCGCTGGCATCTTCATAGTCTCCCCAAGGATCTTCGTCGATTTCACCCATGCCATTACAGACTTCGCAATCCATGCGATCATTGTAAGGCTCGCCATAAACTTGCGGTGCGTAGTAGCCGCCCATAGGCTCATCATACGGCACCCAACCCCTGCCCTTGCAATCAGGACACTCAACTTTCGGAGTTTTATACTTGTCATCAGATGTCATCAAAACTTGGTATGCTTGCATTTTCTTTCTCCCGTCTCAAAATAAAGCACTCCTGTTTGTGGTGAAGATACTCACCCGTTAAGATTATAACCCAATCATTGCGACTTAGGTTTATTTCTCCTCCGCATCCGCAACAGGATTCCCATCCCTGGATAGTCCTAGCGCTTCCCTTGCGGTTACTTTTCTTAACTCTTGCCATCCCCAGCTATCACTCGGCACTGATGATATTTCCATCAGATGTTTTTCTAACAACAGCGCTCTTTCTCGCCAGTACTTGACGATAACTAGGCAGTCGCCATGATTCATCTTCTCGATTTCTGACATTGGCATCGACCTTATTTGCTCGATCAGCTTCTTGTCTTGCACGTTCAGCTTGCTCGTTGATGAGTTTCTGTCTGTCATCTTCAAACTCCTGTGATAGTGAAAGCACACACTCAACCTCACGCGATAGGTTTACATCATAGCGCATCTTCTCACGCATTGACTTAACGCCATGCAGAATAGAAGTGTGGTCGCGTTTCATCATGCGCCCTATGTTGGACAGAGAGAGACGCAGCTCTGTGTTAGCCAAATAGTAGATGATATGACGGGGCTTAATCAAGTTACCCTTGCGCCCAGCGCCCTTCAATTCATCCAGGCTAACACCATATGTTCGTGTTGTTGCCCTTACGACTGATGCAAAACTGTTTCGCCGTGTTGTCAACTCATCCACCTCAATATGTTTTTCAAGCTCTTTGCGATCACTAAGCCGCGCTATGCGCTTTGCAATGTCAATGTCCGTGAAGTCGTCTGGCACTTCAAGCCTGATTACTACCTGCTTCATCTCTCTCCCTTTCAAACTGCTGTGTTTCCATCGCCATATCCAATGCCTTCTGAGCCAGCTTGAATAGCTGTCTGCTGGACATCTTGCGGTCAAACAAGTCGCCGCCGATATAAACTCTAAATGCACCTGGTAGTGGTATCGGCAAGAATTGATCTGGCTCATACCGCTTGTCTACTGGTGCTGTGATTAGCTGTGATTTTGTCACGATTCCTCTCCCTGAGCAGAAGTCACAAGGCATTTCGATGTAACTTCCGCCGCTTGTTTTATCACCATCTGGATTTATGTCGATAAGCAAGACACCCTTGCCATCGCATTTACCGCATCTGAAGGCTGTCTCACTCATCTTCATGTTCCTTCCTAAATGAGGTATTTTTACATTTTCTTTTTATCATTCCTTTATATGAGGGGCTATTTTTACCAGTCCTTGATTTGCAATACTCTATGAATTTCGGCATATTTAAGTTCTCCTTTTGCGTTCCCCATTTCAAATTTTCTGGCCTATTATTAGTTGCGTCCTCATCAAGGTGTATAACAATAGCCCGTTCAAATGGAGGTTTTCCATGAAACGCCTCACAGACAGCCCTATGAACCTTTATGTTTCCAAAGAATTTTGTAGAAACGCCATAATAAATATGTCTGGCATTTTTAGATGATTTTACCCTACACCCATAAGTGGGCTTAGGATGGTAATGTCTGATTCCGCCACGCGGCATTGTTGATATTCTGCTTGGCAATTTTATTCTGCCGTATGAAGAAGCTAATACACCATCCAAAGATGGGACTGGCTTCCAAACTTCATCAGACATTACTTATCCTTTCTTAGAAATGATTACATATCATACCTAAAATGGGATTTCGTTGTCAACAGGCTGTGATGAGTTGCCACCATCGCCCTTGTAAGGGTCTGCGATCTTACCTTTCAAGCGCGGTGCTTTTGGGTTTTCGCTTTCCTGCAGCCAAAGCCCAATGTCGATCTTCTCGCCAGCTTTGATATCGCGGTGAGCAAAGAAAGAACCTTTCAGGTATGGTGCTTTACCACCTTGCTCGTGCTTCTCGTTGTTCCACAAGGCAATCTGCCCTTTGTTGTCATATTGCTGAGTCATAGTCCTTATCCTTTCAATTCAGCTTTGCGAGCAGAAAACTGTGCGATAGCTTCGCTTCTCTGCTCATTGGACATTGCCTCCAATTCAGCCTTCATTTCTCCATAAAGGCTATTCAGTCCGTTCAGATCAGAGACAGAGGCTAGCTTCTCTTTCAGACTTGAATTGGTTGCCCCAGCAACAGGCGCGGGAGGGATGACCTGTGCTGGGGACTTAGCCAACGGGTCGCGAGGGGAGGAACCGACCTGCGCTGGCTTGTGGGTTGCGGCATTGCCATCATCGTCCTCGGATGGAATCCCAAGGGCTGACTGCAAGCCGTAGCGTTTTGCGTAACTGATGCCAGACCCGAGTTTCTGTGGGTCTGTGTTATCTCGTGTTAAAATTGGTGTGCGCGATGTGCGAGTTTCGCCACTTGGCGCATGGATAATGACTGTGCGAACAAACTGCACCACTGAGCCATCAATCACCTCAAAGTCAATCTCCTGCGTGAAGCAGATGCCGAATTGTTGTGCTTGGCTGGCAGCGTGAATGACCGATTCCAGCGTTGCATAGTTACTGCGAAAATGTGGGTTTTTCCCGTCTTTCTTT